ATGTACTTCATTGTCCTTAAGTCCGACCATTAAGCGCCCACATTGTAGACACTTCTTGTTTTTCTTATTTTTTATGCTGCCGACTCTTTTTAATATCATTTTTTCTGTTTCCCTTTCTCTCCCGGCGTTTCCTTTGCCGCCAGGAACATTTTAGTAGCGATATAGACGGCTTTCTGCATCGAAGTATCAAGCTGTCCTACAAGCTCTAAGGCTTCGTCTGCTCTTGCCTTCTTCTTATCCATACTAATAGCTGCTGCCATGCTTTCGCTCCTTTCCCGTTCCATATCCGAACCCGTGACCGAAAGTGTAGCCGCCGTATCCGTATTCTTCTTCGTCTCGCTGTCTGCTTACTTTTACGTTCTGCCCGGTGTATGGGACGCATGATATAATTTCTTCGTTTTCGTGTTTGCAGTTGCTAATTGCTGTGCATTTGTTTCTTGCTGGTACTAACCTGGTTTCTCTTCTTCCGTTTTCCTTCTCAATCTCTACAACCCATTTTTTCACTGCTTCGTTCTCCTTTTCTTTGTTACTTTTTCGCGATTTTACCTATAAACAAGGGCTTTACGACTGCTGCCACAGTCTTTTTATCTTTGGTTCGCGCTTCTGATTCTTTTAATCTCTTCCGCTACGTTCTTAGAAGTCCGCTGCTGTAATAAGTTGTCACTGATCTGATATGTGTACTCACTTGAACCAGGAAGCTTTATGGCTATTCCTATCGGAAGTTGCCCCATTTGCATAGCAACCCGGATAAATTGCGGCGAAACGCCCAATATCTCCGCTGCTTCCGCTGGTTTTATGTTGTTTTCCCTCAATCTATCCCGCCTTTCTATGTATTTTCCGCCCTCTGCATTTCTTCCAGGCTTGGGACTGGCTACCGTGGTAGGCTGCATTACGGGTTTAGGTATTTTCCCCTACCAGGTGGCGCGCGTGAATGATACTTTTTCATTTTTGTACTTCTCCGTTCCGGCTTTATTTACTGTGTAGTCGCTTTTTCCCATTAAAAAAGCTGTAGAAAAACTTGTTATACGTCTGTACACTCTTTAGCTGGTGTACCCGCTGCTATTTTTATCACAGTATGCAGCTTAAGCTGTCTGCTTGCTATCGCTGCTGCAAGGTTGCCGTCCTTGCTACTAATGCGCCGTGTGGGACTCGAACCCACGCCCGCCCGGTTATGAGCCGGATGCTCTTACCAACTGAGCTAACGGCACTGATCGGGCGACTGCTGCCGCCCTAGTGTTTTATGCGTCTCTTCCCGCGAATCTCGGTACAAAGTACCCGAAGTCTGTCGCCGGGAATCTTCCTCTTACGATATTTTCCTGTATCCCTATAAAGTCATGTGCAAAATTAAAATTGTCCGCTTCCAAAAACTCGTCCGGTCTTAAATTAAACTTTTGATCTGCGCTATCTATATCCATAATCGCTCCTATTGCGTCGCCTTTCATAATTCCCATTGCTTTAGCTCTCGCACAAATCGCGCCGTATTTTCTATTTCTTTTCTTCTTTTCTCCTTTCTCTGCTAAGAGTGTAGTAAAGTGTCTATCCAGTTCCCCGGTTGTCAGTCCTGTAGTTTCTGCCAGTCTGTCTACAAAGTCACAATAATCTTTATGAGCTTCCTCAAAGCCTTCCTTTGCTAACAGTGCCTTCTCGATGTTTCCCAGCTTTTCTAAGCCTTTTGCTTCTACTTGTTTCCAAATTTTAAATTGTTCTTCGCTCATTGCTCTGTTGCCCTTTCAATCCTAAAATATAGAAATATACTTTTCTTTGCAGTTTTTCGTCCATTCCGTCAATGAGACTATGCAACGCTCTTTTTATTCTGTCTTTTCCCATTTCTTACTCCTTTCATCTTTTGTTCTTGTTGCTATGCGATAATTATATATCGCTATGCTACTC